GTGGTGCAAGTGCATATTCTTTTTCTGGTAACATTTCAGGTTCAAATCCAACATTTACAGTCATAAAAGGTGATAAAGTTGTTCTCAACGTTAATGCGTCTGGGCATCCATTTTGGATTAAAACTGCAGCAGTTACTGGAACTGGATCTGCAGTTACTATTGGAATAACTAACAATGGAACACAATCTGGAACAATTACTTGGGATACAACAGGAATAAGTACAGGAACATATTACTATATCTGCCAAAATCATAGTAATATGCAAGGAACAATTACTGTTTCAAATTTAACGATTAATATTCCAAACGTTGTATTAACTACTAATTTAAATTTTGAATCGTCTATAACTGAAACTCGTCCAGGTTGGTTGACTGGTAGAAGGCCATCTCAAGGTCAAGTGTTTCCTCGCGGAATCTATAATAAATAGATAAAAAACTCTGTCAAATGGCTGCAATTATAACTGATCAAATTAGAATATTAAATGCAAAGAATTTTGTTTCTGGAATAAGTGCTGAAACAAACTCTTATTACACTTTTATTGCTCTTCCAAATCCAACAGATTTTCAGTCAGATTGGAATGTAAGTCCTCCTTCACCAAAAGATAACTTTAATGAGGAAAACAATTATTGGGATACAATGATTGCATTAAAAAAAATTAATGCAGGTGATGTTCGATTAGTAATTCAAAGAAGATTTTGGTCTTCTGGAACTGTTTATGATATGTATCGTCACGACTATAGTAGTTCAAATACAGCGCCAATATCTGGAGCAACTAATTTATATTCTGCGAATTATTATGTAATTAATAATAATTATCAAGTTTATATTTGCTTACATAATGGAATTAATCCAGATAGTCCCACAGGAAAACCATCACTAGATGAACCAACATTTACAGATTTAGAACCAAGATCTGCAGGATCTTCTGGCGATGATTACATATGGAAATATCTTTATACAATCAAACCTAATGAAATCATAAAATTTGAATCTACAGATTTTATACCAGTTCCATCGGACTGGGAAACAAGTTCTGAAAGTGCAACAGTTCGAAATAATGCAGTGGATGGATCTCTTAAGATTGTAACGATTACAAACAGAGGAGTTGGTTTAGGTACAGCAAATAGAACTTATACAAGAGTTCCAATTAAAGGTGATGGTAGTGGAGCAGAATGCACAATTGTAGTTGATAACGATCAAAAAGTTCAGTCGATTACAGTATCAAATCAAGGTTCTGGATATACTTATGGAAATGTTGATTTAGTTTCTGGTGGATTTCCAACTGGAACCACAAGACCTACTTTTGATGTGATTATACCACCTCAAGGAGGTCACGGATATGACATTTATCGAGAACTCGGTTCAATTAATGTTCTTTTATATTCAAGAATTGAAAATGATATTGAAAATCCAGATTTTATAACGGGAAATCAAATTGCAAGAATTGGAATTGTTCAGAATCCAAGATCATTTGGATCTACACAAATTATGTCATTGGATAAGGCAAGTGCGGTGTATGCACTAAGATTAACGGGAATTGGATATAGTTCAGCAACTTTTGTAGAAGATAGTTTTATTACACAAACAATTGGAACTGGTGTTACTGCTGCCGGAAGAGTTATAAATTATGATCAAACAACTGGAGTTTTAAAGTATTGGCAGGATAGATCTGTTTCTGGATTTAATACTGTCGGAACAGCACAAACCACTCCAGAATATGGATTCAATTTAAATCGTTTTACAAGTTCTCCATCTAGTGGAGGAAGTTTGTCTGTTGTACCAAGTAATGGTACAACAACTCTTTCGATTAGTACATCATTTACGGGTATTTCTACTACAATAAATAATAGAACATATTACTTAGGTCAATCTTTTGCAAATGGTTTGGCAAATCCAGAAGTTAAAAAATATTCTGGAAATATAATCTACGTTGATAATAGACCATCAATTACTAGATCATCAAACCAAAAAGAAGATATCAAAGTTATTTTGCAATTCTAAGAAATTATGCCTCAACAAACTAATCTTAACGTATCTCCATACTTTGACGACTTTAATTCTGAAAACAATTATTCCAAAGTTTTATTTAAACCGGGATATCCTGTACAGGCAAGAGAGCTTACAACTTTACAATCAATTCTACAAAATCAGATTGAAAAGTTTGGGCAGCATTTTTTCAAAGAGGGTGCAAAAGTTATTCCAGGAAATACAGGATATAATTCACTATATTATGCAGTTGAATTAAACAATACTTACTTAGGTGTTCCTGTTGAGGCATATATTTCTCAGTTGGTTGGAACAAAAATTACAGGACAAACTTCTGGTGTAACTGCTATTGTTGAAAATGTACTTTTTGCAGCAAATTCTGAAAGAGGGAATTTAACTTTATATGTAAATTATCTTTCTTCAAACACTCAAGATAACTCGACAAAAACTTTTTCAGATGGAGAAGGACTTCTTGCCGGATCAACAATATCTTCTGGACTTTTAGGAAATAGTACAATTCAAATAGGGCAAACTTTTGCAATTACTCTTGCAAACGATGCAACTTCTGTTGGGTCTTCATTCACTATCACTGAGGGAGTTTATTTTGTTCGCGGTCAATTTGTAAGAGTAGCAAAAGAAACTTTAATTTTAGATCAATATAGTAATACTCCAAATTATAGAATTGGATTATTAGTAAATGAAGAAATTATAACATCAGATATTGATGAAAGCTTAAGTGACAATTCTCAGGGATTTAATAATTATTCTGCTCCTGGTGCAGATAGATTTAAAATATCAGTATCTCTTTTTAAAAAAAGTTTAAATGATTTTAATGACAATAATTTTGTAGAACTTGCTTCTGTCAATGATGGTATTTTAAAGTCACAAAGAATTAATACCGAATATAGTAACTTAACAGACGAACTCGCAAGAAGAACTTATGCAGAATCTGGTGACTATTATGTATCTCCCTTTGATGTATCAGTTAAAGAATCTTTAAATGATCAATTAGGAAATCGCGGTATTTTTAATGCAGGACAATTTACTTATGGTGGATCAGTTCCTACTGATGATTTAGCAGTTTATCAAATTTCTCCGGGTAAGGCATTTGTTCGTGGTTATGAAATTGAAACTATTAGCCCAACATTTTTAGATGTACCAAAACCAAGAACCACAAAAACTTTAGAAAATCAAGCAATTAATTATAACACTGGTCCAACTCTAATTCTGAATAGAGTTTATGGATCTCCTGTAATTGGAATTGGAAATACTTATGTATTGAGTCTAAGAAATGAAAGAGTTGGAATTTCACAAATAACTGCTCCAGGAAAAGAGATTGGGTTAGCAAGAGTTTATGATTTTAAATTAGAATCTGGATCATATGATACTTCAAATTCAAATATTAATCAGTGGTATATCTCATTATATGACATTCAAACAATTACTGAAATTAGTTTAAACGAACCAATCACTCTTACTATTCCAACATTTATCAAAGGAAACAACAGTGGAGCCACTGCTTTCTTAAAGGAATCTGTTTCAAATTCTTCATTATTAACAGTTTATGAAAAAACGGGAGAATTTGTAACAAATGAATCACTTATAATTAATGGAATTTCAAATGGAAGAGTGGCAACAGCAATTACATCATATGGAATTTCTGATGTTAAATCTGTTTATGGTATTATTGGTTCTGGATCTACATTTACTGCCGATACAATTCAATCATCAAAATTCTTTGTTGGAATTGCTACGATTTCTGCTCTTCAATATGATTCAAACGTAAGTATTTTGAGCACTAATATTACATCTACAGTTGGAATTGGGTCAACACAAATATTTGTGAATAGCACCTCTGGAGTTTCTGTAGGAAGTTCTGTTAGCATTGGATCATCAATTAATAATGTATATGTAACTGGAGTTGGTAATACATTTATAACTATTGGAACAGCATCCACAATCGGAAATTTACATAATTTATTAATCAACGCTCCTGTTGGTATAGGATCTACTCAATTATTTGTTTCAAGTACAACTGGAGTTTCAGTAGGAAGTTCGTTTAACCTTATAAGACCAAATTTAATTACAACAATATCTTCTACAGTTGGAATTGGATCAACACAAATATTTGTTACTGATCTTTCAGGAGTTTCTATAGGAAATTCTATTACTGTTGGAGTAGCAATTACTAATGCTCCTATTGTTGGATTGGGTACAACTTCTATCTTTATTGGAACTGGAAGCACTTCAGGAAGCGTTTTAACCCTGGGCACGGCAGTTACTTTTTCTCTTATAAATCGTGGATTATCTGTTGTAAGTTTGAGCTCAACTTCTATTTTTATTGGAACTGGAAGCACAATATCTTCTGCAATTGGAATTGGAAGTACTTTAGCATTTACAAACGTATCTTCTTTAATTACGGGAAGTGCAGTAACCTTTAGTAACCCATTATTTACAAGTAACATAATATCACCAAATAAATTATTTCCAGGAACATTTGTTAAAAATGATAATATAATTTCATATAGTACAACAAATAAAATAGATCCTTTTTATGGAAAAGTTGTGTCCGTAGGGAGTACATCAATAAAAATTGGTGGATTTAATCTTCCAAATAAATCAATAGGAATTACAACTGTTTTTGGAGTTTGCGATGGAGATCTTCCAAATACATTAACTTCAGTTTCTGATCTTGAAGTTTTAACCACAAATTTAGAAAATTCTACAGATAATACGCTTTACACAAAACTACCAAAAAACAATATATCATCTGTAGACTTAACAAATGCAAGTTTAACAATTAGAAAATCTTATACTGTTAATATCTTAAATAATCAACTTTCAACAGCGGCTGTTGCTGGGTCTAATGAAACTTTTTTACCATTTGATGATGAGAGATATTCTTTAATTAGATCCGATGGATCTACAGAAGTTTTAACATCTGATAAATTTTCATTTACAAGTGGATCGACACAACTTCAAATTTATAATCTTGGATCAAACGATACTGGTGCTACACTGATTACAACATTAACTAAAATAAAACCAAAGGCAAAATTAAAACTTAAAAATAGAGTGGATAGTGTAATTGTAAATAAATCAAAATATAATTATTCTGGAATTGGTGGGACCACTATTAATGATGGTTTAATTTACGGAAATTATCCCTATGGCACTAGAGTTCAAGATGAAAATATTTGTTTAAATGTTCCAGACATTATTGAGATTTATTCAATTTATGAATCATTAGATACAACAGATCCATCAGCACCAACTGCTACTTTATTTTCAATCACAAGCCCATCCACTACAACTTCTGAATTGATTATTGGGGAAAAAATCATAGGGCAAACAAGTGGTGCGATTGCAATTTGTGCAGAAAAATTAACAAGCACTCAAATTTCATTTGTATATAAGAATCAAAATACATTTAAAGAAGGAGAAACATTAATATTTCAAGAGTCAAATATTAGTGCAATCGTAATATCATTAAATATTAATAGTTTTAATATATCATCTAATTACACTTTTTCTACCGGACAAAAAGGAACATTCTATGATTATGGTTCAATAAATAGAAAACCCGATTCCGATGAACCAACTAAAAAATTAAAGATTTATTTTCAAAGTGGATATTATCAATCTTCAGATGACGGAGACATTACCACAGTAAATTCATATGATACCTTTGATTATGACAAGGAAATACAAAATGTAAATACTATTTCAAATTCAGATATTATTGATATTCGCCCAAGAACTTCATCATATACTGTTTCTGAAAATTCTAGATCTCCATTAGAATTTTATGGAAGAAGTTTTAGTTCATCTGGAAATTCTGCATTAAATATTCTTGCATCAGATGAATCAATCGTTGCAACATTTTCTTTTTACTTAGGAAGAATAGATAGAATTTATCTTTCAAAAGATGGTAAATTTCAAGTCAAATATGGCACTCCTGCAGAAAAACCAGAAAAACCAGTATCAGTTGATGATGCAATAGAAGTTGCCTCAGTATTTTTACCACCATATCTTTATAATGTCTCACAATCTTCTATAGAATTTTTAGATTATAAAAGATATCGAATGGTTGATATCAAACAACTTGAAAATCGTATTAAAAATTTAGAATATTATACTTCTCTTTCATTATTAGAAACAAACACTGCGGGACTTTTTGTTCCCGATTCAAATGGATTGAATAGATTTAAATCTGGATTTTTTGTAGATAATTTTACTTCACTTCTTGCACAAGAAGACGCAGTTCCTTACAAAAATAGCATTGATTTAAATAATAAGGAATTAAGGCCTCAACACTATACAAATTCTGTAGATTTAATTGTAGGACCTGTAATTAATGTTGATCCAAATGCCGATCTTCAATTTTCACCACCAGAAGGAGTCAATATTCGAAAATCTTCAGATATCATTACCTTAGATTATGCAGAACGTGAATGGTTTAAACAAACCTTTGCAACAAGAGCTGAAAGTGT